TACTTTACTTTGTAAACCTGATTTAGGTGAACCCGGTATTAATAAATCTTTAATTACACCAGGTATTTTTTTAATATTTCTTTGTATAAATCCTTCTTCTTTAACTGGTTTACCATTTTCATCATATTTTCCTTGTCGCGGCCCAATCATAATAACAGACGCAAGAGCTGCAGCTGCACCTGCCATATGTACAATACCAGAACCAGCAAAATCAAAGAAACCTTGTTGACTAAGGAAACCGCCACCCCAAGTCCAAGAACCTACTAATGGATATATCACTGCTGTAAATAATGTGGCAAATATTAGAAACGACCATAGTTTCTTTCTTTCTGCAACAGCACCAGATACTACAGACATTGCAGTAGCAACAAATACCATTTGAAAAAAGAAATCTGCATACATAGAATGTTTTTCTGGTTCATTCCATCCATACATTATTCCATAACCAGCAAATAAAAATGCGATAGACGACACTGAAAATAGTGCGACATTTTTAGTTAAAATTTCTGTTACATTTTTTGTTCTAACTGACCCTGCTTCAAGTGCAGTAAATCCAGCAGCCATCCACATGACCATTGCACCAGATATTACAAAAAATAATGTGTTCAATGCATAGTTTAATTCAATCATAATTCTACTCCATTTAAAATCATTAGAAACCCCCAGCCAAATGTATCTGCTGTTGTTGGGCGTTCTTAATATCCCAACCTCTCTGCTCTATACTTTTTAGTGTATCTTCAATAAGACCCAGTATTGTTTTGTAATACTCAATCTTCTTTTCACTTTCAATAGTTTCTTCGTCTGCATTGATATACATGTCAAGGTCTGTCTTGAGAACTTTCATGTCAAACGGTTTTTCGGAATAAGTTTTCGGGTCAGATTTACCCGCGTAGTATTCCCACTTGTCTAAGTATAGTCTGCGATGGTCAGCTTTTAACTGAAATATTAGAAGTTTGTACTTTGCTTTGTACTCATTCCACTTGGGTCGAATTCTTTGGTTTTTATATGATTCTTGGTGTAAATTTTCAAAGGTATCATCAATATCTAAATCCCGCTTAGCCTCGGCTGCGAGCTCACTCAATTTATCCATGTATCATCCTAAAGTTTTATTATCTCATATAATTGATATTCAAAAGTTGCATTTGCTTTCATATAATCAACGTCTGTTGCACTCTGGTCATAATTAAGTGCACTCAATGTGGTAGGAAACATATCGCGAAATCTAACTTCAACAATGGGATTATTTTTGTTAGTTAGTATTGTTAGTGTTGAGTCAGAAGTCATATTTCTATCTGACTTTGTAACCATACTAGTTCTTGTTCCTGATTTTTGATAACCCAAATCTGACGTTTCTGAGGTTTCGTCTCTGAAGGTTTGAAACTGCTCTGTGGACTTTGGAAATCCAGCCCCAGTTATCCAATCGTGAAGAGACAAGTAGTTTTCAAGATGTTCATCAACAATAAAGGACAAACTGAAACTTTCAAATGTTACATTATCACCTTGAATTGGCACTTGTGTGAATCTAGTAGGAAAAGTTGTTGTTCCCAGAGTAATACCTGGCAAACTACAAGCTGTAGTAAAAAACTGCACCTTGGGTAGTTGATTGATTATAAAACTAAACTGTGTTGGACTTGCATAATCCAACACATCTGGTTGTCTTGATACTGCATAACTTGTTGCCATACTAGTATTTATAAGATAAAAAAAGACTCTGATGAGTCTTTTTTGTGAGGTACTTGTAGGGTACTTGTTACTTAGCTACCTCCGAGTTCTACCTCTACTTTTTTGCGTAAGACTTGTCTTGCGTCTTCATCCAAAGGAATTAAACCTTTATCAACAGTCGCACCTTCATCACCAATCATTCTGTCACTTACAAAGAACATGACATATTCCTTTAGTTTAGGAATAAAACCAACGTGTTCTTTCTTGACATAGAAAAACAATGGACGACTTACTTTATATTGACCACCTGCAATGTTTTCAAAAGTAGGTTCAACACCTTCTATCTTTGCACCCTTTATGGTGTCTGTGTTTTGGTCTAGAAAACTATAACCAAAAATACCGACCGCATCTGAATTTGCACGAAGTTTCTGTACAATCAGATTATCGTTCTCACCTACTTCTATGTATATGCCGTCTTCACGAATCGTATGAGTCAATTTTTTAAATGCTTTCTTATCTTTTTTACGAAGGGTCTTGAGTTCTGGAAAAGTCTTTGCACCTTTTTCCATCACAAGTTCAAGAAATGCGTCACGAGTGCCAGATGTTGGCGGTGGTCCAAGCACTTCAATTTTTTTGTTTGGAAGTTTTGGATTAATATCAGACCACATCATATATGGATTATCCATCATTTGTTTTCCGTGAGGTACTTTCTTTGCCAAGGCCAAATAGAGTTCACGCAATGTAAGTTCAAACGCAAAACCGCTTTTATCATTTGCGATAACAATACCATCATAACCAATTTTCACTTCAACAGGTGTTACACCATTTGATTTACATTTTTCAACTTCTTTTGACTTAATTGCGCGCGAGGCGTTTGAAATATCCGGTGTTTTTACTCCAGTACCTTTACAGAATAGTTTGAAACCACCACCTGTGCCAGTGCTTTCAATAATTGGTGTACTACCATGAGCTCTACCAAAGTTTTCAGCTGCCACAGTCGCAAAAGGATATACTGTAGATGAACCAACAGTGGTAATATTATCTCTTGCAAATGCACTTGAAAAGAAAAGACTGCAAGAAAACAGTCCAACGAAGATTGCCTTTTTCATTTATATGATTCCTAATTAAATATCGGTAATAAAATTATTACCTAAAAATATTTATTAGGTGTAACACAAATGTAACAAAAAAAAGGGGGCGCAAACTGCGCCCCCTGAAGATCCACGACTATTATACTTCTTTTGTCGTGGAAAAGGTCTTACATCAGGTTTGTAACCTTAACGCGACGGTAGTAAACATTGGCGCCATCATCAATCGAGGCATCAGTGTTTTGAGTGTCGCCCGCAGCAACTGCACCAGCAGTTTGAGCAAACGGGTTAGCAGCCATACCGTAACGAGTCTTGAACCCGATCTTCGGCTGGAAGGTGTTTTCACCGACCGCACGCACCATTTGCAACGGCACGTATGGGCAGTAGAACATACCAGCGTCATACGGGGATGTACCCTTGTAACCAACAACATAATACTGCGAAGCAGCAACGTTGGCAGCATACGGGTCAACATAGACTTTGTAGCGACCATTCAGGACACCAGCAAATGTCGTAGTTGTGTCATCCACGTTCAGGTTGTTGTTCAGAGCAGGCGTGTAGTCAAGGATACCAGCCATTTGCAATGCAGACGCAACGTCAGCAGAACACATCAGCATGTTACCTTTACCACGACGAGTCTGTTGACCAATCGCATTTGCATCACGCTCGATACCGAACATCAGACCCTTGAACTTCTCAACCGACCAACGACCATTGGAGTCTGTATCCAAGTCGAAGATACCGGCAGTTGTCGTGTTAACCTGAGCACCTTTGACGGCAGCAACATAAACACGGCGAACAACTTCACGGTTGATTTCAGCAAGAATCTCAGAACTCAGAATGTTAGCCAGTTCTGTTTCAGCGTCCAAACCATGAACCGCTTTCAGGTCTTGAGCCAGTTCCATCGTGTACTCAGCTTTCAGAGCACGAGTCACGGCGGTAACCGTGGACTTGTCGATGGAGAACGCCATTTCAGCGAAAGCATTTGTGGATGTATCACCCAGTGCTTCACCCTGAGCAGTCGTCATACCAGTAGCAGAAGTGTAAGTACCAGCAGAAGGACTGTCGTTCAGAACGGCAGGATTAGTTTCTGTTGCACCAACATCACCACCACCAGTTGTACCAGCAGCGTTTTGGTTAGAAGCACCAGCCTTACCAGGCAGAGCTTCGTCAACCAGAGCTTCTGCACCATCCGAAGACAGGAACGAAGCACGCATCGCGAAAATGAGGCCTGTCGGACCAGTCATAGGCTGGACACCACAGATATCATAAGCGATCAGGTTAGGCATCGCGCGACGAACGAGCGAGATAAGAATGGGATCCCAGTTAGAAATGGAACCACCAGTCGAGTTGATAGGAGCGGCTTCCGAAAGGAAAGCACGGTCTTCCATCAACGCTTTTTCTTGGTTTTCAAGAATAACGGTTGTGACGGCACGGCGATAGTTATCATCGATTCTAGGAAGTTCAGGATGATCTAGGACTGGCTGCCACTTTTCTTGTAGATGTTCTGTTTGAAACATTTTTGTTTCTCCTTTTATTTTTCTACAGTTAATTTATAAAATATGCACTATTTGGTACGACTGATTGCCGACAAATACTTTTGAATCGTATCAGTCGTATCAATGTCCTGTGCTGGTTCTTCACTATCTCCATCAACAATCGCGAAAGTTTCTTGTCCACCAGTTTTGGGGAAATAACCTTCTTTCAGTGTGTCGAGCTTCTGACGGAAACTTTCTTCACTCACAAATTCCAACTCTTCAGTCAGAGATTTGAATTTTTCCATTTCAGTAACGGTAAGTTCCTCAGACATTTCATGCATAACTGCATCTCTTGTCAGAGACTCAACAACTTTTCTTCTCTCAACATTCTCTTCAATAGAGGTATTGAGTTTTTCTTCAAGCTCAGAAATCTTTTCAGACTGAGCTTCAAGAATGTCATACTTCTCGTCAGGAACGTCAATGTAGTGATCTTCAAACAGTTGTTTCAAACCGGAAATGAAATCTTCAGCAATTTCGCCCTTGAGGCCACGCTCAACAGCAATTTCGTTTTCTCTCATCCACTCTTCAACAACGTAAGAAAGATAACCATCGACTTTTTCCGACAGTTCTTCTTTAACCACTTCAGTGGCTTCTTCAAGTTGAACGGCATAACTTTCTTCCATCCGTACAACTTCGCTACGAATCTTAGACTTAACAGCAGCTTCAAAAATTGTAGCAGCCTTAATCTTGAACTCTTCAGAGAGATCTTCTCCAGAAATCAAAGCAGAGACATCTTCTTTGACGTTAATATCAGAAATTCTTTCTTCAACGCCGTCATCCGTTTCTTCATGCATACCCATATTCATGGAATATGTAGCCATAAGGTCTTTTTTGTTCATACCTTCCATTTTTTTATGCATGGCAGCCATAAGATCTTTCTTGCTCATTTCTTCCATTTCTTC